ATGAACACTCAAATCCTGGTATTCGCTCTGATTGCGATCATTCCAACAAATGCAGACAAAATCTGCCTCGGACATCATGCCGTGTCAAACGGAACCAAAGTAAACACATTAACTGAAAGAGGAGTGGAAGTCGTCAATGCAACTGAAACAGTGGAACGAACAAACATCCCCAGGATCTGCTCAAAAGGGAAAAGGACAGTTGACCTCGGTCAATGTGGACTCCTGGGGACAATCACTGGACCACCTCAATGTGACCAATTCCTAGAATTTTCAGCCGATTTAATTATTGAGAGGCGAGAAGGAAGTGATGTCTGTTATCCTGGGAAATTCGTGAATGAAGAAGCTCTGAGGCAAATTCTCAGAGAATCAGGCGGAATTGACAAGGAAGCAATGGGATTCACATACAGTGGAATAAGAACTAATGGAGCAACCAGTGCATGTAGGAGATCAGGATCTTCATTCTATGCAGAAATGAAATGGCTCCTGTCAAACACAGATAATGCTGCATTCCCGCAGATGACTAAGTCATATAAAAATACAAGAAAAAGCCCAGCTCTAATAGTATGGGGGATCCATCATTCCGTATCAACTGCAGAGCAAACCAAGCTATATGGGAGTGGAAACAAACTGGTGACAGTTGGGAGTTCTAATTATCAACAATCTTTTGTACCGAGTCCAGGAGCGAGACCACAAGTTAATGGTCTATCTGGAAGAATTGACTTTCATTGGCTAATGCTAAATCCCAATGATACAGTCACTTTCAGTTTCAATGGGGCTTTCATAGCTCCAGACCGTGCAAGCTTCCTGAGAGGAAAATCTATGGGAATCCAGAGTGGAGTACAGGTTGATGCCAATTGTGAAGGGGACTGCTATCATAGTGGAGGGACAATAATAAGTAACTTGCCATTTCAGAACATAGATAGCAGGGCAGTTGGAAAATGTCCGAGATATGTTAAGCAAAGGAGTCTGCTGCTAGCAACAGGGATGAAGAATGTTCCTGAGATTCCAAAAGGAAGAGGCCTATTTGGTGCTATAGCGGGTTTCATTGAAAATGGATGGGAAGGCCTAATTGATGGTTGGTATGGTTTCAGACACCAGAATGCACAGGGAGAGGGAACTGCTGCAGATTACAAAAGCACTCAATCGGCAATTGATCAAATAACAGGAAAATTAAACCGGCTTATAGAAAAAACCAACCAACAATTTGAGTTGATAGACAATGAATTCAATGAGGTAGAGAAGCAAATCGGTAATGTGATAAATTGGACCAGAGATTCTATAACAGAAGTGTGGTCATACAATGCTGAACTCTTGGTAGCAATGGAGAACCAGCATACAATTGATCTGGCTGATTCAGAAATGGACAAACTGTACGAACGAGTGAAAAGACAGCTGAGAGAGAATGCTGAAGAAGATGGCACTGGTTGCTTTGAAATATTTCACAAGTGTGATGATGACTGTATGGCCAGTATTAGAAATAACACCTATGATCACAGCAAATACAGGGAAGAGGCAATGCAAAATAGAATACAGATTGACCCAGTCAAACTAAGCAGCGGCTACAAAGATGTGATACTTTGGTTTAGCTTCGGGGCATCATGTTTCATACTTCTAGCCATTGTAATGGGCCTTGTCTTCATATGTGTAAAGAATGGAAACATGCGGTGCACTATTTGTATATAAGTTTGGAAAAAACACCCTTGTTTCT